TGAGTGACCGCACGCTGCGCCGCTGGCTTGCGCAGGACGACTTCCGTCGGCAGGTGGAGGACGCTCGGGCTGAGCTTATCAGCCGCACCGTGGGCCGGCTGGCCGACGCGACGACGGACGCCGTCGCCACGTTGCGCGCGCTGCTAAGCACGGACTATCCGCCGTCCATCCGGCTTGGTGCTGCCCGCGCGATCCTGGAAATGGCGACTCGCTATCGTGAAGCCGAGACCATGGAGCAGCGCCTTGCGGCACTGGAAGCGGTGGTCGCAGCGCAGGAACGTGCACGATGATGCGGCGACGACTGGCGACCCTGGAGCGGACCCTCTTCCCCGCCGGCCTGGAGCGGACATGGTCCGCCATCATCGCGCACATCAACGCGCGCTGGGGCCTGGGGCTGGACGAGGCGACGCTGCAGGCGATGGCGCGGCAGGCGGCGGCCACACGGCGAAACCCCGGCGACGTGCTGGCAGCGTATCTGGCGCGTCTGAAGGAGGACGGCGATGCGTCTCCGTCGTGATCGCATGGCCGACTTCATCGCGCAGGCAGCGCGCGACGCTGGCGACATCACGGTCTTTTGCCAGCGCTGGCTTGGCTGGACGCCACATGATGGCCAGCGCCGCTGGCTCACCGCGCCGCAGCGCTCAACGCAGGTGCTGGTCTGCGGCCGGCGCTGGGGCAAGTCGGCTGCGTCGGCCGTCCAAGCGCTCCACGCCGCCGTGACGCAGCCGAACAGCCGGCAGTGCGTCGTCTCGATCACGCTCGACCAAGCCCGGCTCTCCTGGGACGTCGCATGCATGTTCTGCCAGCGCGAACCGTTGCTGCGCGCGCTTCTGGATCGCATCAAAGAAACGCCGTTTCCGACGCTGCGCTTCAAGCACGGCAGTGAGATCGTGGTCCGCACGGCCGCGCGCGACGGCATCTACCTGCGCGGCCATCGCTTCGATCGCGTGATCGTTGATGAAGCTGACTACCTCTCCGAACGCCTGATCGACGATGTCGTTCGGATGACGCTGGCTGACACCGGCGGCCAACTGGTGCTGATCTCCACGCCACGCGCGCGGCGTGGGCTGGTGTATCGTGAGTTGCAGCGTGGTCTGGCTGGCGATCCAACGGTCTACGCGCAGACCGGACCAACCTGGGACAATCCACACGTCAACCACGCCTACATCCAATCGTTGCGCGACCGGATGACCGCCGCGGCCTGGCAGCGTGAGGTCGAAGGCATCTATGCCGACGACGACACGGCCGTGTTTGGCTGGCAGCACATCCAGGCAGCGTATGAGGAGGCGACCTGGACGCTGCCGGAGGCGCCGGCCGTCGGCCGACGTTACGTCGCCGGCTGGGACCTCGCCAAGCATGAAGACATGACCGTGTGTTGTGTGCTCGACGCAACGCAGCAGCCGTACCGGCTCGTGCATTTCGAACGCTTTCAGCGCCAGCCCTGGCCGTTTGTCGCATCGCGCATCCGTGACGTCCACCAGCGCTACGGCTGCCACCAGACGCTGATCGACGCGACCGGGGTCGGCGACGCCGTCCTGGACGAAGTCCGCGATGTCGCACAAGGGTTCGTGTTCACGGCGCGCTCGAAGCTCGATCTGCTGACCACGCTGCAGCTCGCGCTGGAGAAGCGCCAACTGCGATTCCCATTCGTGCGCGAACTGGTGGACGAACTCCAGGCGTACGCCTGGGACGATGCGCGCCTGCAGACTGACTGCGTGATGGCGCTGGCGCTGGCGGTCTGGGCCGCTGGGCCGCGCGGGCGCGTTGAGTTCGCGCCGAATCTGTGGTAGGAGGACCTGATGCTTGAGGACCATCCATTGGCAGCGCTCATTCCGTCGATGCGCGCCGACGACTACGCCGCGCTGCGCGATGACATCGCCGCGAACGGGTTGCTGCAGCCGATCGTGATCTACGAGCACAAGATTCTGGACGGCCGGCACCGGTATCGCGCCTGCGTGGAGCTGGGCATTGAGCCGCGGACGGTCGTCTACGACGGCGATGCGCCACTCGCGTACGTGGTGTCGGCCAACCTCGCTCGTCGGCACTTGACGGCCGACCAGCGCGCCGTGCTGGCCGTGCGCCTGAAAGAACCGTTGGCCGAGGAGGCGCGCCGACGTCAGCAGGAGGCTGGGCAGTACGGCGCGCTCGGTGCGCCGTACGGTGCGCTCGGTGCGCCATATGGCGCGCTCGGCGGCCGTGGCCATCGGCGCGAGGACCGGACGGCAGTGGACGGAGCTGAGGGAGCTGAGAAACCCCCCCTTGTATCAAAATTGATACAAGGGGGGGTTCCGGCTGGACCCACGGGCACGAGGTCCACCCGGACCCAACAAAACCTTGCTGCGCTCGCCGGCGTCAGCACTGGCTACATCGCCTACGCGGACTACATCGATCGTCATGCGCCGGAGGCGGCTGAGCGCATCATGCGTGGCGATGCGAAGCTGGCACGCATGTATAAGCAGCTGCGCGTGCGCATGGCGCGCGAGCGCGCGCTCGCTGCTGCACAGCGCGCACCGGAGAACGGATCGCGCTGGCACATCTGGCACGCCGATCTCCGCACCTGGCAGGCGCCGCGCACCTACCAATGGATCATCACCGACCCACCATACCCCGCCGACGCGCTCGACCTCTGGGAGGTGTTGGCCCAGCGTGCGGCGGAGTGGCTGGCGCCTGGCGGCATGCTGGTCGCGATGAGCGGGCTTCTGTATTTGCCACACATCCTCCATCGCCTGTGCGCGCACCTGGATTATTATTGGCTGGCAGCGTATCTGCATGAGGACACGCCATCGATCATGCAGACTCGGCTGGTCAATGCGCAGTGGAAGCCGCTCTTGTGCTTCGTCAAGCGCGGCGATCGCTATGCTGGGCGAGGGTTTGGCGATCTGTTCCGGAGCCTCAGCCGCGAAAAGGACGACCACGATTGGCAACAGTCGATCAGCGGCATGTCCGACATCGTGAGCCGATTGTGTCGGCCAGGCGAGTGGGTCCTTGATCCGTTCGCCGGCACCGGAACGACCGGCATCGCTGCGCTTCGGCACGGATGCTTTTTCCATGGCATCGACGTTGACGCCGAAACGGTGCAGATCGCACGGAAACGCTTGTCAGACGAGGACCACCATGACCAGAAAGCGGTATGATACGCACTCAACTGAGTTTGGGTTGTGGCTGCGTGCGCAATGTGACCTCGCCAGCAAGGACGGATATACGGCGACCAACATCGATTATCTTTGGAGGCACCGTCGCACGGGCCAATGGTTGCTGATGGAAGAGAAGCGCTATGGAGCATATCCACGACCGTGGCAGCTGCACAGCTTTGCGATCATCGACCGTCTGGCACGAGCACACGATAGCAACTACTGCGGATTCTATGTCGTTGTGTTTGAAAACACATCGCCACAGGACGGAAATCTCTGGATCAATATGATTTCTGCGACACGTGCTGATGTCAAAGCGATTCTCCAATTCGATCCCGCAGCACTTGCGCGCTATCGCCGTCCGATTGAGGTGCTCGCGGCCGCGCTGCGCGTGTCCATCTGATCACCTGAGGTGCGATCATGGCAATGTTTCGACGATCCACCATCCAAAATGACGCACCTGCAGGGTCATCGTCGATAAAGGCGTGTCGTTCCTGTTCGGCCAGGATCTGCGCTTCGAGCTGGATGAGGTCGCAGAAACCGAGGCTGAGCAGTGGCTGGCCGCCTGCTGGCGCGCGAACCGGAAAATGACGACGCTCCAAAAGCTGGCGCTCAATGGCGCGATTGCCGGCCAGGCGTTCATCAAGATCGTGCCAAGCCAGCCGTATCCCCGGCTGGTCGTGCTGGATCCGGCGACCGTCGCCGTGACGTGGGATCCGGACGACCTCGAACAGGTGGTGCGCTATCGCATCCAGTATCCGGCGATCGATCCGCAGACCGGCAAACCGATCACGGTGCGCCAGCTCATCGTGCGCGACGGACCGGCGTGGCAGATCACCGACCAGCGCAGCCCGGCAGACAGCCCGGTCTGGCAGACCGTTTCTGAGACTGCCTGGCCGTACCCCTGGCCGCCGATCGTGGATTGCCAGAATCTTCCATGTCCCAACGAATATTGGGGCATTTCGGACCTCGAAGACGACCTGCTGCAGCTGAATGCCAGCATCAACTTCGTCTTCTCCAACCTGGCGCGCATCATTCGGTTTCATGCGCATCCAAAAACGTGGGGCCGGGGATTTAGCGCCAACCAGTTGAACGTCGCCGTCGATGAAACGATCGTGCTGCCCAGCCCGGACGCAAGCCTCCAGAATTTGGAAATGACGTCCGACCTGGCCAGCAGCATCCAACTGCTCCAGCGTCTGCGCGAAGCACTGCATGAGATCGCGCGCGTGCCGGAAGTCGCCACCGGCCGGCTGGAGCGTGCCGGCGCGCTGTCTGGCGTCGCGCTGCAGATCCTGTATCAACCGTTAATCGAAAAAACGGAGACAAAGCGCAGGACCTACGGCGACCTGCTGGTCGAGCTCAACCGTCGGCTCCTCGCGCTTGGCGATTATGGCGACGACCAGCACACGATCATCCACTGGCCGGCGCTCATTCCGGGCGACCCCGAAAGCGAAGCGAAAACCTTGCTGCTGTGGCAGCAGCTTGGCGCATCGCAGGACACCATCCTCCAGAAGCTTGGCCTGGATCCGGATTTGGAGCGCCAGAAGCGCGCCGTGACCAGCGCGTCGCTGGGCGAACAGCTCCTGACGGCGTTTGACCGGGGGCAGTAGATCATGCACCGATCCGACCCCGCGCGTCTCGCCATCACGCTGCCGCTGCCGCCAAGCGTGAATCATCTGTATCATCGCGCGCGCCAGCACGTCTTTTTGACGGCAGCCGCGCGCGACTACCACGCCATGGTGGCGCTCGCGCTGCGGGGCCAGGCCGTGCCGCCGGATGCGCGTTTCGCGCTCACGCTCGTGCTGTATTTTCCAGACCGGCGCCGGCGCGATCTGGATAATACGCTCAAGCTGTTGCTTGACGCCGTTGCGCGCGTGCTTGGCTTTGACGATGCGCACATCGATGCGCTCCACGTCTATCGCGCGCTGGACCGCGCGCGTCCGCGGGCCGAGGTGGTGCTCACGTGGAGCGCGCCGCATGTCTGATCTGGACACCACCATCGACCGGTTTCGCGCAGCGCTCCTCCGGCGCGAGCGTGCAGCCGCCACCGACCTGGTGCGCGCGTACGGCAGCGCCTGGCAACGCATCCGGCAGCGCTTGGACGCGCTGAACCAGCAGATCGCGCAGGCCAACGCGCGCGGTGAAGTGGTTGACGTCGAATGGCTCCTCACGCAGCAGCGCCTGCAGCTGCTGCAGCAGCAGGTGGCGACGGAGATCGCGACGTTTGCGCAGGTTGCCGACGCGCGCATTGTGGACGCGCAGCGCGACGCCGTCCAGGCCGGCCAGGAGCAGGCCGTGCAGCTCCTCCAGGCCGGGCGCGGGATGGCGCCGCCGGGTGTGACGGTCACGTTTGCCAAACTGCCAACTGGCGCCGTCGAAGACCTGGTTGGGTTCTTGCAGGACGGCGCACCGCTTCGGGCGCTGCTTGACACGTTTGGCCCAGCGGCAGCGCAGCAGGTGCGCGACGTCCTCCTCACCGGCCTGGCGACCGGTCTTCCGGTGGGCGTGATTGCGACGCAGATCCAGGCGGCGCTCGGCAGCACGCTTGCGCGCGCGCTCACGATTGCACGCACCGAAGTGCTCCGAAGTTATCGTGAATCCAGTCGGCGCATCTATCAAGCGAATCGCGACGTTGTTGCCGGCTGGATCTGGCATAGCGCGACCGACCGTCGGACGTGCGCGTTTTGTTGGTCGATGCATGGCACCCTCCACTCGGTGGACGAGCCGATGGCCACGCATCCAAATTGCCGATGTGGGCAGGTGCCGCTCACGCGCTGGGCGCAGCCAGGCGCGATCGTGCCGGGCACGGAACGCTTTGCGCAGCTGCCAGCTGCGACGCAGCGCGCCATCCTTGGACCGGCGAAATATGCAGCCTACCGGGCTGGCGCGTTGCGCTTGGAGGATCTGCGCGGGTTTCGCCTCGATCCACGCTGGGGCCCCATCGGCTATGAACGCAGCTTGACGGAGATCGTTGGAGCAGCGCAGGCCCGGCGGTGGCGCGACGACGGTTTACGGATTTTTACCGATGTGGTAGAATGACAGCGCGCGCGGTGCGCATCTCGTTCCAAACCGCGACCAGCAGCGACGAGTCAGGGCGTCCGTCGGTGGTCGCGGGTGTGCCGTCGCCGCCGCACCGCGCGCAGGTGTCCCCGCTGTTCCGAGGACGTCGATGGCCGCGATCAGCACCAAGCCCTGGAGCAGCATCTCCGAGAGCGACTATCCCGACGCCGACGCGTTTTGCGCGGCGTGCCTCATCGATCTCAATCCTCCTGGCGAAGCCAAGACGAAAGCCCGGTGCAAGCTTCCGGTCCGAGAGCCCGGCGGTGCCGTCAATCGCACGGCCGTGCACGCCGCCGCGGCGGCGCTGGCTGGTGCGCGCGGTGGCGTGGACGCGCCACCTGCCGCCAAGCGCCAGGCGGCACGGGCCCTCCTGCGGCTGTATCGCCAGCTGGATGAGGAGCCGCCGGAAAGTATCCGTCGGCTCGCTGGAGCCTAACGCATGGACGAAGAACGCACGGGCCAGGAGCCCAGCGCCCGCGGCCAGGTGCCGCAGCCACCCCAGCCGGAGCCCGCGCCGGCTGGCGCTCAGGCCGGCCAGGAGCCGGAGCCGGAGCGGTTTGATGCGGACTATGTCAAAAAGCTGCGATCAGAAGCAGCGGAGTACCGGAGACGGATGCGCGAGCTGGAGCAGATCGTTCGACAGCATGAGGACGCGAAGCTGTCGGAGACCGAACGCCTCCAGAAACGCCTTGCCGAACTGGAGCGCGAGCAGGAGTTGTCTAAGCGCGAGCGCCAGGAGCGCACGCTGAAATACGAAACGATGCTCGCCGCCAGCCGGCTTGGGATCGTGGATCCTGAGGCTGCCTACCGGCTGCTCGATCTGACGACGCTGACGTTCGCTGAGGACGGCACGCCAACCAACCTGGAGCAGGTGCTCCACGACTTGTTGAAAGCCAAGCCGTACTTGGCGAAGCAACCTCAGGTGTCGGCGGGGTCGCCGACCAATCCGGCGACCGGCCAGCAGCGCGGTGGGGTCTTCACCACGAGCCAGCTCACGGATTACCGCTTCTGGCAGCAGCACCGCGACGAGATTTTGCGCGCCATGGCTGAGGGACGTATCGTCTCCGGCTAGCGCGAGGAGGCTGCGATGCCAAACATTACCCAAGCCGTCGCCGACACGGCCGGCTTTATTCCGCAGGTGTGGGCGCTGCGCGCGCTGGACATTCTGCGCGAGAACATCGTCCTGGCCCGGCTCGTGACGCGCGATACGGCGTTTGAGCCGGCATTCCAGGGCAAGATTCTTAATATTCCGTACCCCGGAACGTTTACGGCGCAGGATAAGGCCGCCGACACGCTGGCCACGGTCCAGAC